TACTCGGGACAAAGCCATCGCCCAGCTGGCCCAGGTTTACGCGGTGATGTTGAGTTTGATTCTTGGAGAAGCTACCGAGCCGCTCATCGTGAACAGTCAGCCGACCCTACTGACGGCGGATGACCTTATTGCGGACTTCCGCTTCCATGCAGCTGATACTGGCTCTACGGCTATGGGTGACGCCGCCAAGCGCCGGAACATCGTGGACCTGACCGTGCTTCTGACCAACCTCGGAGTCAGCCCACAGGCTATTCGCGAGGAAATCGTCAGGCTGTACGACCTCCCAGAGAGCTTTCTGAGTGAGGAACAAGGCGGTACGGCCCCTACCCCCGGCGAAGCCCCCCCGCCGCCTGAGACGGCTCCCGCGACGCTGCAAGAGGCTACCGCAGGCGGGGGTGTCGGCCCCGGCACTATCCAGCCGATGCTCCCCGGAGGTGTTTGATGCCCCTGTACACCCGAGAGTGTATGCGGTGCGAGGTGAGGTTCGACGTGCTCCGCAATATGAGCAAACGGGATGAGCCTGTTCCCTGCAAGACCTGTAAGGGTGAAACCCGCCGTGGCGTGGCACTCATTGCATCTACCCCGAGCAGTTGGGGCGACTCGAAGTGGTCGGGTCGGTTCGATAAGGGTCTTGGCATCACGCTCCGGTCGAAAGCACACCGGGATGAGGTGATGAAAGAGCGAGGTCTGGTCGAAACCACCGCCTACGACCAGAGAGCAAAGCTCGATAAGGGCATCTCGCTCAATAATGAGCACGAGCGCACGCTGAGTCGCTACAACAGTGAGTTGAGCAAGGCTAATGGCGATAAAGGTCTCGCCATAGCCAACACATTCCCGTCTGATATCTGAGGTTCCCCATGGATGATATGAAATCCGTCGAAATCGCCGTCATGACCCCCGCCCGTGAGGCCGAAGGCATTATGGACGAAGTGTTCTCCCAAGCTGCCCCCAAGGGTCGGTTTACGAAGTCCGTGATGAACGCTCTGGCGTCCGCCTACCGTGATGCACAGAAAGCCATGGGCTTCCCTGAGCAGGAAATGTATCCCGACTTCGACGCAGACGTGACCGAGTTCCCGGCTGAGTTTGTTCGGGGTCTCGCGATGCTGTCCTCTGCTGCTGAGGACTACGGCAAGCCGGGGCTCATCGAGCTTGACGGCATTACCGCAGACGAAGACGTCGCGCGCCTTGCCGCTACGATCCAGAGCCTTATGGCCGATGAGGAGTTTATCGCTTTCCTGGGTAGCCCCATGAACGAGATGGAAGAGACCACCGAAGTCGAAGAGTCCCCCGAAGGCGATGAAATGGAAGAGATGTTCTCTTCCCGCGCCTAATCCCAACACCCAACAGGTGAGAACAACATGAGTGAGACACCGAGCACGCCCTCTACGGGCCTCGGAGAAGCCCGCCCCGCCCTTAACGCCCCTACGCCCCGTGTTGGCGTTACGGGCCGCCTGAAGGCTCGTAAGGAGCTTGAGGCAGGCATCTCCGGAGAAGCCCACGAGAAGGCTGACGCCCGCAAGGCCGAAGCAGAAGCCGTCGAGGCCAAGGAAACCGAACGCAAGGCCGGTTTGTCTTGGGATGACTCCATCCGTGAGCTTGCGGAAGGCTCCCCGCATCTGGCTGAGCTTGCCAAGAAGATGCGGGCTGACTACACCCGTAAGACTCAGGAGCTTTCCGCAGACAAGAAGTCGCTCGAGGTGGAGAAGCGAGCCCTTCTCGACTCTGGTGCCCTCCAAGGTCTTCGCGAGAAGGCCGAAGCCGAAGTCGGGGAGTTGAACCCGTTTGACGAGGCGAGCATCTCTGCCCGCATTGAGAAGGAAGTCGCAAGACGTCTCCATGAAGCCCTTGAGCCCATCGAGCGTGAGCACAAGCAGGCAGCGGCTCGTCAGAAGTATGACGGCTTCATGGAGAAGCACCCTGACCTCAAGAACGACGCCGCAGTTCGCAAGGAAGTCTACGAGGCTCTGAAGGCCAACCCCGGTCTGGACCTTCAGAGTGCCTACTATGCCACGAAGGGTCGTCGGGCCTCCAGTCTCGAAACTCAGCGTGCGGCTACCAAGAAGGCAGAGCAGAAAGCTGCACGTGCAGCCGCGCTTACGGCAACCGGCCAGGGCCGTCGGGTCGGCACTCCTACTATCAGCAAGGTTGATGCCAAAGACATGAACGCTTGGCAGATTTACCAGACCCTCAAGAAGCAGCGTCAGGGCTGATAGCCGGAGTTCTGAACAAAGGCGTAAATAAGCTAAGGAAGAGAACCCTCCTTAGCTTATTTACGCCGCGCGGTAGCCCAGCGTTACGGAGCTACTATTGACGGGCCTCTTATATTGAGAGCACACCCTGACCCCACACCGGCTGAGCCCCCTCCCCTGAGGGACACGCTAATGACCGGGAACAGTCCCTAAGCCTGTCCTTGACAGGAGGTAACAATGCCAACGACTTCCGGTGTCCAGCAGGACATTCTGGCGTCTACCCTGCGCATCCTTCGTGATCGTGAGGTTGACTCGACCTTCCGGGCTATCGCCCTTCTTGATGCTTGCGAGCGTGCAGGCAACATCGTTCAGGAATCCGGTGGTTCCTACGTGGACGTGCCGCTTGTTCTGACCGATCACTCCCAGATCACCCAGCTCAGCAACGGCTACGAGTCTGTGAACCTCGCAGTCTCCGATGTCATGCGTACTGGTACTTCCAGCTGGTGTGACGCGGTGGCCCCCATCGTCATCACCAAGAAGGAAGAGCTTTCCAACAAGGGTGAGCGGGCAATGATCCGCATCGCCGAGACCCGCATGAAGCAGGTCATGGGCATGCTCCGCCGCGAGATCAACAAGCAGATCGTGGCTGGAAACTCCACCATCCTCACCGACCTTCAGACTCTGAACGGCGCGGTTGCTGGCGGTTTCCTGCACGGTGCAACCTTCGGCACCCAGACTGGTACTGCTCAGGGTGTCGCCAAGGCAACCTTCCCCGAGTCCTACCAGAACCAGTACATTGACGCTGGCGGAACCCTGACCATCGCCGCGATGCAGGAGCTTCTGATTCAGACGAAGGTGTTCGGTCCCGAGGGTGACGTGGACATCGTTCTCGCCTCCCCCGAGAGCTATGCTGCTTACCGCAGTCTGCTTGAGGACAACGAGCGTTACCAGAGCATCCAGGAGATGCAGGACATGAGCGGTCGTCTTGCTCTTGTCTTCGGCGGTGCTCCGGTCTACATCGAGCCCCAGCTGTCCGGCGTCAACGCCTCGGATGGCAACCCCCTGAGCCAGTACTTCCTCAACTCGGCTCTGTTCAACCTGTACACCGATGAGGACGCGTTCTTCGAGGTTGAGCCGATGGAGTCCATCCCCGGCTACGCTTCCATGGCCGCCAACATCATCGTTCGTATGCAGCTGACCGCCAGCAACTTCAGTGGCCTCGGCATCCTCACTGACGGCAACGCCTAATCATAAGGAGGCCATCATGGCTACTTCTACTCTTCTTCAGAAGCTCGACATCGGAGCCGACGGCTTCGGAGCTTCCACGTCCCATCGCCGTCAGGTTGAGACTTTCCTCGCTGGTGGCGCTATCGCCGCTGGTGATTGGGTCATGTTCGACACCAGCAAGACCGGCGCTGACCGCGTTCTGACCGTCATCGAGGCGGTTGGTGGCGCAAACGGCACCGGCCTCACTTGCGGAGTTGCCCTTGAGGCTGCTACCGCTGGCGCTCGCGTCAACGTGGTCGTCTCCGGCTACGTCGAGGGGGCTTCGGCCGACAACGTCTCTGTCAATGCTGCTGGTATCTCTCTGGTCGTTGACAACACCGCTGCTGGTCAGGCTGCCGCTATCGTGGGCGGCGACCTCGCACCGGCTTGCGGAGTCTCCCTTGAGGCTGCTGCTGGCGGCTTTGCGGACGTCTGGGTCTACAAGAACTTCTAAGTTCCCTCCTGGGGGAGAGTTCTCTCCCCTTTCTACTACGCCCCGTCACGTTGCCTCTCGCGGTAGCGAGGCGGGGTTTTCCCTATAGTGAGGAGCCGCCGTGAACCTTAGCGACCTAAAGCAGTATGTCAGCAACGTGATTGACTACGACCCCACGGCTAACCCGGAATATTCGGAACAGTTGGGCCGCATTATCAGTGATGCCTACGAGCGCATCTACACTGAGAAGCCCTGGACTTTCTGCCAGAAAGAGGTAGAACTGGAAGCCAGGCCTGACATTACGGGGCTGACTATCCCTGTGACCAACGGCTCCGCTACTCTGGCCCACGGTGGCGTGCTTGACTCCACCATGGACGGCCAGACTATTGAGCTTGATGGTGTTGAATACACTATCGCCTACGTCAACAACGCCACGTTCGCGTATTTGACCGAGGAATACCTCGGAGTGACCTCCGCAGGCGTCACCGCCAAGGTCATCTTCCGCTACCTCGACCTTCCGGCGGATTGTGTGTCGGTGATGAACGTGTCACATCGCACAAACTCCATCACCCCGTCTGACCCAGGCATGATGGTAGCCCTTACACGCTACGAGGACGAGTTCTACAACCTTCCTCTGGGTGAAACGGGCACCCCCCGCTACTGGCTGAATCAAGACCCCCTGTATATCTCCTCGCCCTCCGTACCGCCCGTGGTCGCGACCCGTGCGGAACTCCTGAAGGGTGACCGGACCATCGAAGTCGCCGTTGCCCACGAGTGGGGCGGTCGTAGCTCCGGTCTGGGCCCGTACCTTGTCGTCACCCTCAACGCGAACCAAGACATCAACTGGACCGTCAGCACAATCCCGAACACCACGGGCTACCAGCGGGTCGTCTACGTCCGGTTCCCCAACGACGGCTTCAAGGCTTGGTACAAGTTCGCTGACCGAAGCGGAACACCCGTCAGTATCCCCCCGACCGGTGTTGGCACGCTTGAGCTTGACACCTCGACCGGCTCAGGCGCGGTCACCACGGACAAGCTGCCCTTCATCGCACCCCGCTTCCAAGGTGACGGTGGGATGCGTGAGCGTATCCGGCTCCATCCCCGTCAGGCTGAGAACACCGTGTTCACCGTCCGGTACATGGCACGCCCCCGTCCGCTTATTGAAGAGACGGACACGCCCGACATTCCCGCCGCCCACCGGATCATCATAGCCTACAAGGCACTTGAGAACCTGCTTATCAAGGCGGACTCCCCGGCTCAGAGTCAGCTTTACGCGAAGCGGTCCGAGCAGGAGATCCTCAAGATGGAGCGCCGCTACTTGATTGAGCCCGCTCGCCGGATCGTAAAGGGCAACTTCACCACGCCGGGGTCGATGCGCTTCAACCGGTTCACTCGTCTTACGAAGGTTCCTTGATGAAGAACACGACCGTAGAGGCTCGCGTACTTGGCGGCATACAGACTCCGCTCCCCCAAGAGGGCACTTCCGCTACCGTCATCAGCAACATGACGGTGGACCGGGAGACTCTGGGGTGGTCTTCCCGCATCGGCTACGAGAAGTACCGACCGGACCCCAACGACGAGTTCCGCCCGTTCAACAACCTTGGACGCATCGACTCCCTGTTCGTGTATCCGGGTGCCGCTACGGGATCCCGAGACATCATTCTTATGGAGTCAGGCGGAATCATCTACCTGCTCCACGAGGCCACAAAGCCCACGGTGTCTCTGCTGACTCTGGTGGGATCTCGGTCGGTGCCCTCCGCTACCCAGAACACGTCCACCTACACGGCGGTCCGGGACGGGGTGGTCGTCTGCAACGGTGACCAAGCCCCCATCCTGATTGAGCCATGGCCCCTCGGCGGCACCGTGTCGGCTCCGAACACCACTCAGTTCCTCTACCGGACTCTGGGCTTTCCCGCCGCAGCCGCACCCATCGACCCGCTACGAGTCGTGACCATGGGAACCTCCATCGGGTCCGTTGAGGGTCAGTCTGGTGGAGCAGTTAGCCTGTGGTGGCCTACATGGAACAAGGCCATCGGTCAGTGGGGTGACTGGGGCCTCGGCTTCGCGAAGAACCCTGACTCCTCTCGCGGCAAGAAGGCTCTGTACGACTACAAGTGCTCGTATATCTCTGACACCGGCTCTGAAAGCCCTCTGAGCCCCGCATCCAGCGTCCAATGGGAGCTTGAGGCCACTACTGAGGGCTTCCAGTACTGTACGGCTCTGAGGATCCCCAGAGGCCCGGAAGGCACAGTAGGCCGCCGCATCTACAGGACGGGGAACTACTCGACGGACACGACAAACCCCAACCCGACCCTCGCCTACCTCGATGACGTGAAGAACAACGTCGATGAACTGTTCTTCGACCCCTACGCGAGCAACACCTTGGGGGCGGAAGCGCCGGGACCGAACGCGAGCATTGCCATGCCCGTCCCGCGTGCCCGGTTCAGTGCCGTCTACAAGGACTGTCTGTTCCTCGACGGTGGTGTGGTTGACCCGTACACGCTGGTCTACTCCCACCCTGACAAGATTGACCAGTACGGCGCTGAGTCGTTTATCAGGCTTCAGGCGTCAGCAGGGGGCATCACGGGCCTGTTCAGCCTCTACACGAGCCTCATTGTTCTCCGTGAGAGCGGCATCGACGTGGTGCAGGGTGACTTCGCCACCGGGTTTGTCTCTACGACCGTGACCAATCAGGTCGCCTGTAGGTCCGCAAACGCCCTCGACTCCGTTCCCGGCGTCGGTTTGATGATCCTCGCACAAGACGGCATCTACCTTCTAAGCGGTGGACTTGTCGGTGGTGCGGAGTTCTCGGTCACACGGGTCAGTGACCCCATCGAGGACTGGGTTTCCCGCATAACGCCCGACTGTATCGCCCGAGCAGTCGCCCGGTACACGCCCCTGACCCGCGAGATGCACTTCTACGTGCCCATCGACGGCGAAGACCGCCCGAACGTCGGTCTAATCTTCCATGTGGACAAGGGGGCTTGGACAATCCGCGAGGGATTCCCGGTTTCCGCAATAGATAGACTATACACGGGCGAGTTGGTCTTTGGGCACAACGAAGGCATCACCCCGGCTAATCAGGATGACCCTGCTGGCCTGTTTGTCATCACCAATAGCCGTCATATGGGCGGTTTCGTCGACAACGACCAGTATTTCCTCAACGGACCCCCGCTTTCTAAGTACAAGTCGGCGTGGCTGGACCTTGGTGACGCTCAGGCTCAGAAGCAGGTCCACTACGTCACGGCCTGGGTCAAGACGGAAGGCTCACAGGGCATGAAGCTGTCGGCCTACAAGGACCATCAGCTAAACGCCAACTCTCAGACCTCGGAATACAAGCTCCAGCCCCCCGACAAGACCCTGAAGCGGGTCATGGGGCCGACCACGTTCCCGACTCGCGAGACGGCCATCTTCAACACGGACGTATGGCAACGGGCTGACTTTGTACCGATGCGGTTCTCGGTCGCCACCCAGAGCGCGGCGTGGTTCGCGTTTGAGATTGAGTCGGTTGAAGACTTCACTCTGGTCGGCTGGGAAATCGAGTTCACCGCTCGGGGAACCCGAGTCATCAAGGGGCACTCAGTATGAGCCGCAAGTGGACCACCTACGAGCAGCGGGACAAGAACCTGCTCGACGCCGACGCCATCACGGAGGAGTTTCGGGCGAACCAGTCGAGCATCACCACGCTTGACCGGACACAGATGCCCGTCAACGCCGTCACAGAGACTCGGCTGGCTCCGGGTGCCC